TATGTGAATGGTAGACCAGACCATATGAAAGGACAACATGATGACCTTATTATGTCTTTGGCTATGGCGGTCTATGTTGCGGATTATTCATTTGCTCAGTTACAAAAAGTTTCACAACAAGCAAAGGTTTTACTAGAATCATGGGAGGTTAAATCGTACGAACAACCAGCGACAACACATTTTAATCCCGCATTACCAAATACAAATTATAGAGAAAATCCTGCGTTTAGAAATCAACCTTCGTTAAACGATTATAAAGAATATTCATGGTTGTTTGGAAGTGGTAAGCGTTGATTTAATTAGTCGAATATTTATTGTTAATTATGGAAAATAAAAATTTAACGATTTGGCAGAGATTATCTCAAAGTTTAGGGCCAAATTCTTTATTGGGTCAAGATTTACCAACATATACTTTTGATAAAAAAGAATTACTCAAGACCCAAAATAAAGACGAATATGAAAAACAAAAACTTCAAGCTCAACAAACATATTATCTTGTAAGTCAATGGGCTAAAGTTGAAAATAATCTATACAATCAAGCGGTGTATTATGAACCAACAAGATTGGCTTCATATTATGATTTTGAAAGCATGGAATACACACCTGAAATTGCCTCAGCATTAGACACATACGCTGAAGAATCAACTACAGTTGATGAAAATGGATTTATGTTACAAATCTATTCGGACTCACCGAGGATTAAATCAATTTTAGCTGACTTGTTTAATAATGCTTTGGATATCAATACAAATTTACCTATGTGGACGCGTAATACCGCTAAGTATGGTGATAATTTTGTGTTTTTGAAATTAGATCCTGAAAGAGGTGTTGTTGGGTGTCTACAGTTACCAAATATTGAGATAGAAAGGATCGAGGTTGGTATGAAAGGTAGAGCAACCTCAGGTTTTGGGGCAGCACAATCATCAAGACCAGATGTGAAAAGTTTGACATTCACTTGGAAAAACAAACAACTTGATTTTAATAGTTGGGAAATCGCACATTTTAGATTGTTGGGAGATGATCGTAAGTTACCATATGGTACATCGATGACTGAGAAGGCAAGAAGAATTTGGAAACAATTGGTGTTAGCTGAGGATGCGATGTTAGTTTATAGGACCTCACGAGCACCTGAGAGAAGAGTTTTCAAAGTTTATGTCGGAAATATGGACGATGCTGATGTATATCCATATGTACAAAGATTTGCACAACAATTCAAAAAAGACCAAATAGCTGACCCTAAAACGGGTAATGTCGATATGAGATTCAATCAAATGGCAGTTGACCAAGATTTCTTTATTCCTGTTAGAGACCCTGCAGCACCAACACCTATCGATACCTTAGCAGGGGCTCAAAATCTTTCTGAAATTGCTGATATCGAGTACATCCAGAAGAAACTTCTAACTGCTTTAAGAATTCCTAAAGCATTTTTAGGATTTGAAGAACCCGTCGGAGATGGGAAAAATTTATCACTTCAAGATATTCGTTTTGCTAGAACGATCAATCGTATTCAAAAATGTATGATTGCTGAACTAAATAAAATCGCAATAATTCATTTATTTCTTTTAGGGTTTGAGGATGAACTAGGTTCATTTCAATTGTCTTTGACCAATCCATCAAAACAAGCTGATTTACTTACTGTGGAAGTTTGGAAAGAAAAAATGTTATTGTATCGAGATGCCGTTACAAAAATTGAGGGAATTGCACCCGTGTCCACAGCTTGGGCTAAAAAACACATACTTGGTTTCTCTGACGATGAGATCAAATTGGATCTTAACCAACAAAGAATGGAGATCGCAGTTGCCGCTGAGTTAACAAATACTCCTAACGTTATTAATAGAACGGGTATATTCGATAATATTGATAAACTGTATAGTAAATCAATTTTAAGTGGTGATACCACCACGAGTGGATCTGTTCCACCTGGTGGTGCAGAACCTTTACCATCTATGGGTGGTGAATTAGGCGGTATGGCACCTGGCCCTGGTGGTGAAACACTTCCTCCTCCTGAAGAACCGACATTGGCTCCTGAAAATACAAAGAAGTCCACAAATATTATTCTAGAAAGATTGGAAATCGAAGAAAAAAGTGAGATTGATTTTGATAAAGGAGAAAAAATATTACAATCAATAAGTCAAGTGTTGGATAAATTGTCGGACGATAATATTTAATAAATAAACATTATGAAATTCGGAGAACTTTTTTCATCAATAGAAGATCATCTAATCTCGTCATACCAAAATGGTATTTTCGAACAGGAGATTAAAAAATTCAAGAAATTGGTTCTTGAAAATAAAGATTTAACTTCTGTATTTTATCACTATCAATCATTAAAAAACACAAGGTCTTTAGATAAGGACACTGCTGAAATTTTTATTCAAGAATCTGTAAAACAGATTGAAGAAAATAAAAAATCGGTGAAGAAAAAATTGGCAGAATTTTGGGTTAAAGAAATCAAAACTGATAACATATACGAGGATATTGATAATTTAATTTACCCTGATTTCACAAATTTGGTGGAGTGTGCACACTCTAAAAAAAGGTTAATTAATCAACTTTCAGAAGATACAGAAAAGAAAGAAAATATCAATTTACCAATTAATTCTATTCTGAAGATAGCAAATAGTACCGCATCTAATTATATTTCGAATTTAGATGAAAATACTCAAAAAGAGTTGATGAGTATTTTGACAGAGAGTGAAGAAACTCTTCAAAAAAAATATGACGAAGTCAAAACCAATACTATCAATAAATTACTAGACATCTCAAAAGAAAATACTGAAGACATTTCTTCAAAAATTCAAGAAACCATCAGTACCATTGAGAAAGAAACTTTTGATAGGATTAACTTTGTTAGGTTAAAAAACCTATACGAGAGCTTGTAAATTTACCCCTCAGAACTACGTTTTTTTTGTATAAACTGAGCTTTTAGAATTTCTTTCCTTCTTTTTTGAGATTTACTTTCATGAGATAATCTTGACAAAAGAATTTCATTCTGTTTGGTTCTGATTATTTTTCCTTTCAATAATTTGAGACTTTTGTCGAGATTCGACGTACCATTAATTTTTATTATTATCATATCAACTAATTATATTAATTATGGAAAAAATTTGATTTATATCAATATTATAACTATTTTTTTGAAAAAAAATAAACCATTGTTATTATGTTAATTAATGAAAAAAGGCAAAACGTGTAAATTAAATGGATTTACAAGATTAAAAAGTACGTACGGTACAGTGGATTCAAGAACATTTAAATCATTGTATTTGAATATCCAAAGTTGGGTAACACCCAAAAAAAATGTTGAAAATTGGTCGAGAGTCATAAACATATTAAATAGAGAAATCAAAGAAACCATAGGTGATTTTTTAGATCTTAATTTATTTCAATCTACATTCATTTGTGATTTAGATCTTAGAACTAGTGGTCTTGTTATGGGTAAAAAAAGTTTTATGAATTTAGAAATAACTTTTTTCGTAAATAAAAATGTTGAGTTTAAATCTCTGATCTTAAAAAAACATTTGCAAGATATAACTTCTTTTATAAATTCCCATAATTTTTCTCAAAATATTTATTTCGATTTTGAAAAAACAAAAAAAACAAAAACAATCGAAACTACCTAATATTTATTTATAAATTTTTTATGAAAATATTAGGACCAAACGAAGTGGGAAAAGGTATCTTGATTGAGATGGACGCAGGATTTGTGTCTGCCACAGATCACAGAAACATAAAAGTTTTGGAAGAACAAAAAACTCAATTAGATTATTCGAAACCTTTTGAATTTTATGCTGTATTACAAAAATATAATACACCAAATAGAAATGGTAGAATTTATCCAGAACAAATTCTTAAAAGAGAAGCTGAGAACTACAAAAAATTAATTAAGAAAGGAGTTGCACTATCTGAATTAAACCATCCAGAGTCTTCATTGATTGATTTAGACCGAGTATCTCACATAATTAGTGACTTATGGTGGGAAGGTCAAATGTTACTTGGAAAACTAAAACTTTTAACGTCACCTGGATTTCATGAGAGGGGGATAGTATCAACCAAGGGAGATCAAGCAGCAAATTTACTAAGACAAGGAGTAACTTTAGGAATATCATCTAGGGGTGTTGGGTCTCTGAAAAAAGTTGGAGAACAAAACGAAGTTCAAAAGGATTTTGAATTAATATGTTTCGACTTAGTTTCTTCACCTTCCACACCAGGAGCTTATTTGTTCTCAAACATTGACGATCGACATTCATTCGATGAAAATATCGAAGAAGAAAAAAAATTAAGACAGATATCGTCAGAATCCACTGAAAACACAAATCCTATGAATCGGTCTATTGACTTGATGAATAAATTGAATAACTTTTTAAGAAAATAATTTATGGAAGATTCTAAATATTTTGTATGTAAAGTACAATACGATCTACCTGATGAAAATTCAGGTAAGATCAAAAAAATCACTGAAATGAAATTGGTACGAGCAATTTCAGTTACTGATGTCGAGGCAAAAGTAACTGGAAAGTATCAAGGCTTTCAACATGATTGGCGAATAACGTCAGTGATTGAAAGTAAAATCGATGAAGTGATCGAGTAAAAATGAACCCCACCAAAGAGTGGGGTTTTTTTTTGTTTAATTTTTTTACAATAAAAATTGTAAAAATCAATATTTTTTGCGCTATGGATATATTTATATGGAAAAATTTAATATTTTATGGCAGACAAAAAGTCATTAGTAGAAGAAGCTCTTCTTCAGATGAAAAATCTAGAAGATGTTGTAACTGAAAACGCAAAAGGAATACTTGCTTCAACAATGAAGGAAGAAATCTCTGAGCTAGTAAAAGAGTCGTTAAAGACTAAAAATAAACTAAAAGAACAAGCTGAACCTGAAATAGATTCTGAAGATGAAATGGATATGGATTCTGAAGATGAAATGGATATGGATTCTGAAGATGATATGGATATGGACTCTGAAGATGATATGGATATGGACTCTGAAGATGAAATGGATATGGACTCTGAAGATGAAATGGATATGGACTCTGAAGATGAAATGGACATGGATTCTGACGAATTAGATATTGACATTGAAGATGAAGATGTTGTAGAAATCCCTGATGACGCATCGATGGAAGACGTATTAAGTGTTTTCAAAAAAATGGGTCCATCTGATAGAATTATCGTGAAAAAAGAAGGTGATAAAATTCACCTTGATGACGAAGAAGAAGATGTAGAATATATCATCTCAACAAACGAATCTATTACCGAAAAAATGTCCGATTCCCAAATGGACCAAATCATGAATGATATTTTCTCAGAAGAAATGGATGAGGAAATGGATGAAGAAATGGATGAAGAAATGGATGAGGAAATGGATGAGGTTGTGTATGAAATTTCTATGGATGAGGAAGACACAGATGATGAAATCGATGAAGAAGATATGGAGGAATCTATGCATGAATCAAAAAGTGGTATGAAACCAATAATGTTTTCAAATTGGAAAGCAGGCAAACCATTAGGTTCAAAAGCCGAAACCAAAGAATCTACAACTACAAAACCAAAAGAAAAAGAAAAAGAAAAAGTTGAAACTGGTAAAGATAAAAAACGCAGTCCTTTCCATAGACCAGGTGAAAAAACAGCCCCTAAAGCTAAAAAAACTGAAACAAAAGAGGGTATTGGAAAAATACAACCTACAGGAAAAGCTAAAGGTACTAGAATGAATCTTTCTCCCAAGAAATTTGAATATAAGGAAGGTAAGAAACATGACATTTCTGCTGTGGAAAACAGAATCGCCGGAGCTTTCTCAAAAGGTGAAACTAAAGAAGCTGCTAGAACACTAAGTAACGGAACTAGAAATTACGGACTGAGAAAAGGTTTACCAAAAGCTAAAGTAATCCCGAATTCGGCAGTGAGCGAAGAAGTTCAATCTCTAAGACAGAAGAATGTTGAGTATCAAAAAGCTTTGAATGTCTTCAGAGAAAAACTTAACGAGGTTGCTGTTTTCAATTCCAATTTGGCTTATGCAACTAGATTGTTCACAGAACATCCTACTTCAAAACAAGAAAAAATTAACATTCTTAGAAGGTTTGATGATGTTGAATCAATCAAAGAATCCAAAAATCTTTACAATTCAATTAAAAACGAATTAACAAATTCCTCGAAAAATGTTGTGACTGAATATATGGAAAAAATCGAAAAAACACACACCTCAGGTTCTTCACAAAATTTAATCGAATCAAAAACTTATGAAAATCCTCAGTTCTTGAGAATGAAGGATATCATGCAAAAAATAAACAAATAAACAAAACTAAATAAAAAAAAATGGGTGCATTATTAGAAAGCGGTCTTGTTGGTAACATTGGGTTAAAACACCTTAAAGTTATCAAAGAAGATACAATCAACAAGTGGGACAAACTTGGGTTCTTAGAAGGACTAAAAGGTCATATGAAAGAAAACGTTGCTCAGTTATATGAGAACCAAGCGTCATTCTTGATAAACGAAGCGTCATCGACTTCTGACAGTGGTTCTTTTGAAACCGTTGTATTTCCTATCGTAAGAAGGGTTTTCTCAAAACTTTTAGCTAACGATATCGTATCGGTACAAGCAATGAACTTACCTATCGGTAAATTGTTCTACTTTGTTCCAAAAATCCAAGGTTATTCGGGCGGAACATCACCGAATGATTTGGGATGGTTAGGTCAAAGTGGTGACCACTACGCTCCGATTGGATCACCTGGTAACTATCCAGGAAATCAAAATGCAGGTTATACTGCAGCGGATGGTACAGGTACTTATAACCCTTATTACCAAAAAGATCTTTACGATTTATTTTATGAAGGTGATGAGGCAACATTAAACCCTCCAGGTCTTTTTGACTACTCTAAAGGTAAATGGACAGCAACAACTGCATCAACAATGACAGTTGCTTGGGATGCTAGTGGGTTTTTAGTACCTACAGGATACACATCATCCGATTATCGTAAAGTAATTTTAGCGATGAGTGGGTTCTCAAATGCAGGTGCTGGTCAATTGATCGGACCAAATGGTAATACCATGGATACAGAAGAATTCCTTTCAGGCTTGAACATTTTCGGTGCTTACGCTAACCCAACAACTTCAAGTCAAGCTCCTGGTAATGGTAACCCTTACCTTTTCAGAGTGGTGACTCAAAAGTACGGTAAAGGTATCGTTCAATACGGTTCACAAACCAACACTACTTGGCCGATTGGTAACAATTCGGGTGGTGCTTACAATAATGTTTGTGACGCGAATGGTATTATTTATTTGGAAGTTGATTTACAACAACCTGTATGTATTTCTTGTGGACAAACAACACCTGATGGTTACACAGGATCAACATTTGCTTCAACAGCTACAACCAACAACGCCTTTATCGCGATTTACAGAGTTTATAAAGAACTTGAATTCGAAGATCAAATCGGTGAGGTTTCTTTCGATTTAGAATCAGTTACAGTATCTGTAACAGAACGTAAATTGAGAGCACAATGGTCTCCTGAACTTGCTCAAGACGTTTCAGCGTTCCACAACATTGATGCAGAAGCTGAGCTTACAGCTCTTCTTTCTGAACAAGTTGCCGCTGAAATCGACAGAGAAATTTTGAGAGATTTGAGAAAAGGTGCTGCTTGGAACTTGAGATGGGATTACAACGGTTGGAAGAGATTGGCTTCTACAGGAACTACTCCTTATACTCAGAAAGATTGGAACCAAACCCTTATTACCGCTATCAACCAATTGTCGGCACAAATCCATAAGTCGACATTAAGAGGTGGTGCTAACTGGATCGTTTGTTCTTCTGAGATTTCAGCGATCTTTGATGATTTGGAATATTTCCACGTATCAAACGCTGCTCCTGAGCAAGATCAATACAACATGGGTATTGAGAGAATTGGTACACTATCCGGTAGATATCAGGTTTACAGAGATCCATATTTCCCACCAAACCAACTTATCATCGGTCACAAAGGTACTTCATTGTTAGACACAGGTTACATTTACGCTCCGTATGTACCTCTACAATTGACACCTACTATGTACAATCCGTTCAACTTTACACCTATCAAAGGTATAATGACAAGATACGCTAAGAAAATGGTTAACAACCGTTTCTATGGTCGTGTGACTTGTGACGGTATCCGTACTTTCGATTTGAGAGAATTACGTTAATCTTCTCAATGGTAATTGAAAAGGGGACAAGAAATTGTCCCCTTTTTTTTTAGGTTTCAGATTTTGGGGAGGATAGAATGAGAATTCTTAAAGATTTAGATATAACTTCACTTTCTTTTAGTGAAAATACTCCATTTATGTGAGCATAATTCAGGGCTTGTTGAATACAATAAGCCGCTTGGGCAGAATTAATTTCATCAATAAATTTTGACAAATTTTCTTCCGAGTCATAATTTATGGAACCAAATAAAGTTCCTAAAATTTTTGAATTTTGTTGTTCATTTTCCATACGCAAGGTATTTATGGTAAGATACACAAAAAAAATGAATAATCAACTCAGGGAGGATTTAGCTGTTTGGTTCGGAACCAAAAAGAAAAAAAAGGGAACCAAACAACCACAAGGACCTTGGGTTAATATTTGTAGAAAAAAAGAGGGTGGTGGACATCCACCATGTGGGAGAGGAGATACTGACAAAGGTGCGTATCCGAAATGTAGAGCTAAAGGAGTCGCATCAAGAATGACTGACGCTCAAAAGAAAACCGCATGTCAACAAAAAAGAACTGCAGAAAAAAAAGACACACAATCAGGTAAAGGTCAAAAACCTGTATACACATCATATAAACCCAAAAAAACTAAAAAAAATGAGGCTATGAGAGCCATGATTAAAAATCTTCTGCAGGAAACAATAAATAGAAAACAAATGCTTGAATTAGGGACTTTAGTAGAATTGGAACATACTAAAAATCCTACCAAGGCCAAAAACATAGCCAAAGATCACTTGGATCAAAATTCTAAATATTATTGTCTTATGTTTAGAATAGGACTAATTGATGAAAAAGACGCCAAAAAAATGGCCAAAGAAATATGTCCTACGATTCAAGAAAATGAAGAATACCTCTGAGTGAGTATTTGATATTTTGGGTTATTTTTTTTTCCATCATAGATCTTTTTAATTCAATTTTTTCATTGAATCTGTCTACGAGTTTGCCGTGTAGAAATTCGTTCATAAATACTGTATAAGCACAATGGTCATTTACAATATTCACATTAACTGAATCAATAGTGACAAACAAATTTTTGGACTCGTTTTTGATGTACCTTTTATTTGTGATAGGTGTCATTAAAAGTTCACTCGATTCATCGTCAATCAAATTCATACAAATTTTGAGAGCAATTATTTCGTAACGAGACTCCATTTTGGGCCTATAATACCTCAGACCTTGGATATAAATTTTTTTGAAGTACCTTTTGATTTTCAAGTATAATTTTTTCATGGTTTGGTTTAGTCCCACAAATATAATAGACTTGACTGAATAATCCAAATCAACAATAGGGTGGTGAACATCTTTTTTTTCCATCCAAACCTTTAACTTTTCCTTTACATACTTGCACCGCATAGCCGTTAGCGTAGGCACTTGGATATACATCAAATTTTGCTTTTGCTGCCGATTTACCTCTTGCACATAATTTTGTTCCTGTTTTTTTTCGACCTTCTTGAACCTGTAGTTGTTTACTATCTGATCTCTCCTCTAAATATTTTATGTACATTTCCAAATCATTCATACCAAAATAATCAATATTATTTTCATTGAACCATTGTAATACTTCTTGCCAACTTATGTCTTTCTTGATACTTTTAAGACACTCTATTGAACTTTTCATATTGTTAGTCAACATTGGTTGTTCCTGTATCATATTAGTTTCATTGTTGAAATTATTTTTCATAAAATCATACACTTGGTCAATCGATTCTGTTGATGACGCAACATGATCCTGAGCCCAGTCGTGACCATCATCCAATAGTTGTTCTACCTTATTTCTATCATATTTTAACAATTCATTTGCTTGATCCCTAATTTGTTCTAAATTAGAAAAAAACATATATCTGTCTTCTTGTTCTGATACTAATTTTTCTAATAATTTATACTGACTTTGGTTTAAAATAATTTTTTTCATTTTTGGTTTACTATTTGAAAAGTTAATTGTCTTTTATAAGTATCTTTTTGTCCAGAAGTATTCACTTTGATGTCAACGTAATATTCATTGGGTATTTTATCTCTTGTGTCGAAAATAAAATAATACTCGTTAGGTGTTCGGTTTATAGGTGTCCACCCTTGAACTTCTACTTCTGTTTGTCCTTCTCTTACATATACTCGGTACTGAGCTTCTATGTTTTGTAAAACATATGCACTTGAATATGCTTGTTTTATTACCACCATCACTTTTCGTATATCGGTATTTACAATTTTTTCATTTTGTTTGATACCACTAAAATCAAACCCATACAATAATGGGTCTTTAGACACACTACCAATCTGATAAAATGCCGAGGAGGATTGTAAAACAAATTGGTTTTCAACATCATCAAGATTATTACCTTGCGCGATAATATTTGTCCATTTATCTGTAAATTGACAAGGAGTATTGTAACCCGATAAAGGTGGAATTACAACCTCATAAACACCTTTGGTGACCAAACAAGTAGTCAAACCTGTATAACCTGCTATGGGTTCATCATCAGGGTCCAAAATGTCTACAATTGGATTTTGATTTAAATTTAGATAATCACCATTCGCAAAAATATACAAGTACAATTTATTTGTTCTACCTTGTACAAAGGTGACTCGATTGTCTTCAATCAAATCATCAAATGTGGTTTGTAAGAATGGTTGATAGAATGTTTGTGTATGTCTTGTAAAAAACCCCACAGAATACGTTACGGTGAGTCCTGTGATGTTTTCTATTTGAGGGACGTATGCAATCCCCCAACCCGTAGAACCTGTCGTAGAACCCGTTATAATCGAATTTATTTCGTGGGTCATATCAAAATTGATATCTTCGTTTCCAAATTCAAAGTGTTGAGTATCAACAATAGTCAAAGCAGAATAATTTAATCCTGTATTACCCGTACTAGTATTGTCGTTACTGTAAATGCCAGGCAAAGACCAATTTGTAATTGTGGTTGTTTGATACCAATTTGATGGTCTTGTAGAAAAATTCTTATTGTAACCCCAACTATCTAATGCGGGCGTATCCACATAATCGTATCCAACACCTTCATCCCAAGTTTGTGTGTTCCCTGTTGACCCAGAAGATTTTGGTATTCTGAAAAGAATTAAGTCAAATGAAGTTGCTCTTATCGATTGATCGGAAGCTTCTGTATTAAGAAGATCGATATCAAAACTTGAAGTGTTGGTCATCTTCAAGGTGTGGGTCATAGCGGATGTACAACCTGTGGATATAACACCTGAAGCTATGTTTTCTAATAATGGATCAAGATCTAAATCAAAGATAAACCTTGTAAAACCATTTGGGGCTGTTGTTTGAAGACTCGTACCATAAAATAATTGCATTACGGGGTTTCTACCCGTATTTACAAAACTAGTCTTTTGTATGGTATTATTTTTTGAAAAATAGGAACGGAAAATTGACATTCATAGATTTTATTATAAATATCAATTTATTCGGATATTTTCATTAAGAGTTCTAAATCTCCATGGAAAAGAAAATAAATCTGATTTTTTGTCACCGGCCCAAGTGAGCGATGATGGTGGTAAATTAGCATGTGAATGTACGTGGTTTTGTAAAAAACTTGATATTTTTTCCAAATAATCAAATAATATATCACCTCTTACCATTGCATACGTGTTAGGTAAAACGTTTTCTTGTAACTGTTGTTGTGTAATCCCCATCATAGTATTTGGGTTAGGGGATAATTTTGGATCAAAAACTATGTTCCCCGTTCTGTGAGACATCATTACTAAGGTATCTGCCGCACTCATCATAAACGTACCAAAAGATGCCTCAACTGTTTTTGGGGTAATAGTTTCTACAGATATTTTAAATGGTTTACCGATGACACCTTTAGAACTGACAAGTGCAAACGAGTATCCTTTTGGACCTTGTCCTGGATTTAAAGTTATACCACCAATAAATTTAGCCGCGTTAGAAAAAACCACAGGATCGTCAACATTCGAACCAGGTTTGAGTATTTCTCTTACCGTTGAACTTGGTCTGTATACAAACGGAAATCTATCATTTCCAAGTGTAACTCCATTTGTAGTAGAGCCTTCATTTACTTGATTGATAAATGAATTAATTGATTGAATTACATTTTCTGAACTTAGTCCAAAAAATTGTTGAGAATCTATAACGAATCTACTGTCATTTAGATCAGTTTCATAATTAATATTATCAGTTAATGTTTTTTGCGATGGTCTAAGTTTATACAAAATAATATCACCAGTGAACGCATTTTGTACATTGTCTAAATTATAAACATTCCACTCAATCAGATAGTTTGTTTGTTCATTGACAACATTAGTTGTAATTAAATCTTGTGATTTTAACTCGACAAATTTTGTATCAAAACTAGATACTTGAATGTATGCTCGTTTTTCGTTTGCTAAAGGTCTAGTTTTGGGATTTAAATTTAAAGTTTTTCCAGCTCTTATAAGAACGCTATCTAGTTTTACAATAACATCAGATGTCCCTCTTCCTAAAATTGAAACATCACTCAGTTCAGGAAACACACCAAAAGTTTGTGTAGGTTTTATTATTTGTCCAGATTTATCTTTTAAAGCTAAATTAGTTTTGATTCTATACCCGAGTGATGTATTCTTAGCGGAAGCTTGCCCATTTTCAAACTTTAATGTCATAGGACTTGAATATGCTCCCTGTACGTAATACGCATCTTGAAACCTTCTTTCACTATTTTGTAATATAACACTTATCCTTTCCCCAACAGCGGGAACCTGTGAAATAAACATAGGTAATAGTGGTAAAACCACGAAAGGATCCTTTTCAGTGAATTCATCCTTACCTTCTTGAAAATTATATCCCTCTAATACAGATTCTACGTTTTGGTCAAATGGGTAGGCTCTAACCCTACCGAGCATCATAGGGTCCTGATTGTTAATAACAGTCGCAGGATATAATACTTTACTCATAATTGTTTCTCAAATTATATTCGCTTAGTACTTTATTGTATAGATTTTCAACATTATCTAAATGTAAGGATAGATTTATAATCATTTGTTTTGTTTCTTCAAAATCTTCCGATAGAAAATCCATGGCTTGAATTAATTCACTATTACCACTAGATTTTATTTCTGTGATAATACTATTTAATTTATCAATATCTATTTTTGAGGAGTTAATCATATTATAAATTTAAACCATAAGCAGTAAATGGTGGTTGTTGGTTGACGACAAGTCCTACAGATGGTGGGGGTACTATGAATAGTTTGGTTTTAGAATTTAAAAAACGTTCGGTTTCCATACCTTGTTGTGAACTAAAAAATGATTGTACTGTCAAATTTGGTTGACCGTCTGGCATTGGACCAGTGGGTATACCTACTTTTTGAAATTCCTTTATGGTTTGTAATTGTGCTCTGACTTCCGAGTATCCGCTCCTAAATCTAGCTAGAGGCAATAAAATTGAAGGAATTTCTATACGTGAGCCTGTTAAGGCAATATCAAAAATGGATTGAATTTCATCAATAATACTTTGACATCGTTTGTAATCGCCAATCAATTTTGTAATTAATCCACCCACAGTTAGTAATTGAAGAATTATCGCATATTTTTTTGTTGCCGTGTTTTTTTGTAATTCCCTTACAATCACTTTCAAAAGTAACACTAATTCTTTTTTTATTTCTTGTACCAATATTTTAATAAATTTTTCGATGACTCTAGTTAACAAGTTGATAAATAATTTACTGAAAACTTCGGCGAAATCTACCAAGTTATTTACTTTATCAAAAACTTGTCGATAACCAGTAAAACTAGCGGCAAACATTACATAAAACCCAAATAATATTTTTGGTGTGATAAGTGAGGAAAACATAGCTTTTGGGATTGCTTTGAGAAGTTCTGTATCAACCACTAATTTAAGTTGAATCTCAGGTATGGCTACATTATTTTCCAAATTATTTACAAAAGTGTTTTCTACTTGTTCAAAAACTTGAAGAATTTCATCAGGAGTGGAAGCGTTGAGAATATTCAATATTTCGGAATTTATTTGTTCATTATTAACAGGTAGTTTTACATTAGAACAATCCTGAAACTCCACAACTCCCTTTCTTAAATTATCAATCGTATAATCAATTTCTCTAAGATCAATATCTGAAAATTCAAAAAAAGATGAGTCCACATTTTGTGTCGGAGAAATTTTGGATATTCCTGATACGTCAATTTCTTCCCGATTATCAAAACACAATCCTAAAACTCTTTCTATTAATAATTGCCACTTAGTTTTTGTTTCAAGTTGTTGAGATGATAAATTCGATTGTATACTCAGAGACCCACATAATACATCAAAAATTTGACCAAATAGATTTTGAAGATTCACAACTTCCAATGTACTGTAATAATCTGTCAGAAATTGGGATATAACATTTTTACCATTTAATCTGTTGATTAAATCTACTTTATAAAAAGTACCTTGGTTACCTAGATTATCTATAGTTGTGTATTCAACATTGAATAAAGCTTGATTTGATAGTCCATTATAGAAATTTCCAGTAGTACTCAAATAGGATTGTCCTGGTGTCTGAGTGAGGGCATATAAATCTTTGTTGAATGGTTGTGTACCATTTATTTGAGTATTGAAAGTAGTTCCAGTTTCATAGTATATTTTACCTATCAAACTATTAGGGTCATTTTGTAAAATACCAAATAAATCTAAAGATTGTAAAGGAATATAGATAGATGTGGTGTTTGAACCCGTCTGATTTAAAATATTAGAAATGTCAATACCCAAAAAAGTTTGCTCTTGGGAACAACCGAGTTGTTTAATGACCTCATCTAACAAAAGTTCTGGCAATTCCGATATAGTTTTGTTAAATGAACGAACAAAAATCATTTTAATAGAATCTACTTTGGACTTTGGATTATCTACTTTATTTTTAGTTTTGTCTTCTTCATTTTCAAATCTATTTTTTTCAGGACTGACACCACCTTCAATACCGTTCCCTTTTTTTGTTGATTGGTTTACTACGTCTTTAATAGGAATGATTTTTAAAGTTCCGATAAGTTCTTCCAACTTATTTCTGACTTTTCTTTGGTATTGCTTTTTTTGATCTTGAATTTTCTTGACTTGTTCGACAATTTTTTTTTCGTCAATTTCTAAATTTACTTGTCGTTTTTTTACAAGTTCTTCTTGTTGATTTTGAACTTCGTTGTAACTAGCTACAGCTTCTATTTCATTTCGAAGTTCTTGCCATTGTTCGTCATAAACACCACCCATTTCATTTGGTCATTTTATATTTGTCGTCTTCTAATGATTCAACATCTTTTAAAATAAGAGATTGTAACATTTCTTCGTCAATATCGGTTAATGACATATCAGACTGTTTATTTACTGATTTTTCCCAAATTGTTGATTGGAGTTTAGCTAAAGTAAGTTTTTTTTCAACAACATCATTTATGATTTTTTGTTGTTTTTCCAATACAGGTCCAATACTTTGCATATCCTCAGGGTCTTTCAAGAATGATAACATTTTATTCTGAACTCTGATTGCAGTAGTTCTTTGTTCAACAAGTTCATTGTAAATTTCTTGAAGAAGAGCAAGAACTGAGTCCTTGGATAAATTAATTTCTTTTTTTCTAGCTGTTGCCATAACAAATAAATAGTTTAAAAACGATTATTAATCGATTAGTTTGTTCAAAACACTTAAATACAATTTTTTAAACTTTTTCATCGACGATCGTATTTCTTTTGTATTAAGATTTGTCATTTCTCTAATCGAGAGGAGTATGATGTTTTTATTGTATTTGTTATTTTCTGTACCCTCAAAGTTTGTTTTATAGTTTTCGAATAGTTCTAAAAGTGATATCCCTAACTTTACTTCATTTTCTGATAAATTACCCGATTCCAAATATAATTTAAGATCTGTTATAAATACTTGTATGATGTCATCGGCTTCTGTTTTTTCATTTTCCAAATAATAAATCATATCTGGTCTATTCTCTAAAGTAGGTGAAATATCTTCATAAGACACATTTCTATTGGTGTCTTTTTGGTCTTTTATGATTTGACCCATCAAATAATTTTTACATATTGTCCCAAAGTAAGAATATGCTTTTTTATTTTTAGCTGGTTTGAATTTCTCAACTTTAGTCATCAAAAAACCATGAGTATCATTATGGATTTCAATAAAATCCATATCTTTACGATACAATTTATACCTCCTAATAATGGAGGATATCATTTTATCTAGGGGACCCTTTAAATAGGTATTATAGATGATATTTCTTTCTTCAGCCGAATCTGTCTGAAGAAATTTAAGGACAGCATCTTCCTCCCTCTGATCAAAATAATTTTCTTTTGAAACCTTTTTAAGTTTCTTATTTTCTATTTTCTCGATGGACATTAACCCATTTGTGTATCAAACTTTATGTTTCTGTCATCTTTGAAATAAAATTCTTTTTTAGCCGCGGCAATCCAAAATTTGACTTCATCTTCTGTCATCGTAGTAGTACCATTTTTGTAGTTCCAAAAAATAGACCCTTCTCTCATAGTGGTGTGCTTGTATCCTATTCTTGGAATTGTCATAATTTTCGCGGAATTATATGTCATTCTTAAAAGAAATTCATACACGAATGTCAATTTCATCGAGGGTTTAAATCCTCCAATTTCCAAATAATTAGATTTTTTAACTACACAACCCGATGTCTGAAAATTTTGATACTGTAGTAGTGTTTCATTGGATAAATACCCAATTTCTTGAGAAAAATTAGCAGCAAAAGTGGCTTCGTTAGTAAACCCTAAAAACACTCCTTTATCATCGACATCCACAACTATAGGTAGAAAAACATCCACCTCAGGATAGAATTTGATATACTTTTGGACATTTCTAAACCAAACATTAGAATACTCGTCATCAAATTCAAGAAAACTTACATATGTTGACTGAGCATTTTCAATACCATAATTAAGTTGTGATTGAAAATTTGGAGTCTCAGTGTAAGGTAATAATTTAACATTCAAATTATCAAAATTATAATTTTTTAGTTTTTCTACTAAAGTTTCTTCTTCAGTATGAACAATTATTAACTCATTGAGTGAAACCTCTTGTATTTGTAGAGATTTAATCGCTTTGTCAAAGTATTCATCAAAATCTCTAACCAATCCTGATTTTATAGGTAAAATAACACTTATATCTAAACTTTCCATTTTATTTTTGATTTAGTTGGTTTAATTGTTGAAAGAAAAATTCTTTTCTTTTTATTTGAAATTCGTTAAATATTCTGACAACCTCAGTGTCGAAATCTTCAGTCATTCTGTAACTATTTGCTGTAGTTTCACCTTCACTATACAATGTGGGTAAAACACTATCCTCTAACCATGTTTGTGCAAAATCAGCAATAACATCGACAATTTGTAATGTATTTTCAACCCATACACCATTTTTTTCATTCATCCATTCAGGTTTCAAATTTGGAATTTTACCTATTACTGGAATTCCTGACGCCATACACTCTATAGGGAAGGTACCAAACGATGATGTTGAATCTAACCATACTCCCAAAAACGCATCATTCATAGCATTTGCAAACTCTTCCTCACTTAAACCTCTAAGGTCTCTAAACGTGAAAAATCTAAATTGAGGATATTTGAGATAGAAACTTTTAATTAAATTAAGTCCTTCCCTCTGTTCTCTAGTATGAACTAAAATAATTGGTTTTGGTGGATGAGTCTGTTTCACAAAACAATCTGAAATTGTAGGTCTAATGATATCAAAAGAAACGTTTCTCATTATTTTCGATATTTCTTCCTTTTGAGTCTCAGAAGTAGCGATACATTTATAAAATCCGTATTGTTGCCATGTTGCTCCTGGACTCAAAGTTTCTAAAACGTGATCATACGCCTGACAAAGAACAATCTTACCACAAGGTAAATTTTTAACTTGTTCCATAACAAATCCGAAAATTTCAGGAATTACCAAAATATCTTCAGGAGCAATTTGTAAATTTGTACCTTCAATCACTTGAAACTCTAATCCTTCGTACTTCCTAAAAGACCAACTATCTATTGGCATATAATCAGGTTTTTCATACAACATAACAATTTTATATCCATCCTTACTTAAGGAACTAGCAATGTCATAAATGAATCTAATAGATGCTTTTGCATTTCCTTTAGTGTCTTGAACAAAGAAATATATTTTGTTCGATTTGGTATCTATGTTGTAAAGAGACCTCTGTAGATTTTGTTTTAAATCTTCACTCATTTTGTTATAATTTTTGAATAAATTTATTAAATAACATAGTGTTCCATGCTAATCTGAAAGAAACACTTAAATCATTAGAATTTTTACTTGCGATCATTTTTTCATCAACGGGTTGCATTTCTGAAAAAATTACATCTGTTAAAGTTTTTACTATTTCAAACTTAATTACGGAAATATGTTGATTTTCACCTGTTCCCGAAAAGTCTGGCCTATCTATAAAATTATCAATTGCGTTGATATTAAGATAGTATTGTTCTCCTAAAACGTCTAGCATCATATTAAATTTTTTACAAGTTCTGAAAGTTCTGTGATCGAACTTATAGAATATTTTATTTTTATATCAGAATTATAAGGTTTTTCGAATTTAATTAAAGTTTTATTTTTGTTAATTTGTAATAATTCGGGGTCTGTTGTTAATAAAATATCAAATTCTTTCCATATTTTGTTTTTGGTTTTGTTATTATAAAAAACAATTTTTTCAATTTCACATCCGAATTTGGATACGAAGAACAAGGTTGCTGGTTTACTTTTACCTACTTGTTTTGAAATTAACAAAAACTCTACTTTACCAAAATACTCTTTATAAATTTCATTTAAAATATGAAATGTGCCCATCTCAGTTGATGGGGCATGTCCAAAAATTTGCATAGTAAATTCGTTGAACATAAAGTTATAATATTCGTCGTCATTTTTAAAATTGAAATGATTTCGGTAATCATTAGTGTTATAAGGTTTATAGATTTCAAATTTGAAATCATCATCGACCAACTCTAATTCATCAATAAAGAACTTTTGATAAATTTGTTCTATTTTTTCGAATGTATCCCTTAAAACACCTTCTATATCAATTGCTATCCGAACTTTTGCCATACTTTTTTTTGTTTACCATTTCTTGAATCCAAGTGTAGGTTTTTTTCATACCATCTCTTAAAGTCATAGAACTTTCCCACCCCACTTTTTCTTTATAAAGTTTATTGTCTGAATTTCTACCTCTCACACCAGTTGGACACTTGAATCCGTATTTGTTTAAAAATTGATCACCATCAATGTTTGTTATTTTTATATCTTTACCTGAAATATCTATAGCGATCTGAGCTAATTCATTTATTGAGACCATTTCTTCCGATCCGATATTAACTGGACCTGTGAAATCACTTTTCATAAGTCGTAAAACGGCTTCTACACATTCTTCAACATACAAGAAGGAACGTGTTTGTTTTCCATCCCCCCACACTTCAATTTCGTATTCAGGTCTCGTTTGACCTATTATTTTTGTAGCGTCATCTATTTCTGCAACTTTCCTACACATGGCTGCTGGTGATTTTTCTTTACCACCAACCCATGTCCCTTGAGGACCAAATATATTGTGAAATCTAGCAATTCTAACATTCAAACCATAATTTCGTGCAAATGCGAGAAATAATCTTTCAGAAAATAATTTTTCCCAACCATATTCTGAATCTGGATTTGCGGGATATGCGGATGATTCTTCACAATTTGGATTGTCAGGGTCAAGTTGGTTATGTTCAGGATACATACAAGCAGAAGATGAATAAAATAATTTACCAACTTTTGTTTTTACACATTCATGAGCAACATTAAGATTTATCATTGCCGAATTATGCATTACATCTGCGTCATGTTCTCCTGTAAAGATGTATCCAGCGCCCCCCATATCAGCGGCCAATTGATATACTTCATCAAACCCTATTTCTTTGGAAAAAGGTTGTTTGAGATAGTGAAATGGTTGGGGATAGTTACCATTATTAACTTCTAATCTCATAACGGCTTTTACATTGTGAGGATCCCTTAAATCATAAGTAAGAAATTCATCACAAATTTCATTTTCTTTGAAATACTCGTGTTTTTTCAAATCAACGACACGTACATAATGTCCTTCTGATTTCAGTCGTTTAGCTAAATGTCCACCTATAAAACCACCACCACCAAGTATCAATATATTTTTATTTTTTCTCATTTTTTTCAATTTCTATTAAAACCATATCTTTAATTAAATTTATTAACTTAATTGTGATTCCAGGCCATTCGGGGTAATCTTTTTTAAATTTATTAAAATTTGTTACATAGTAAATGTGGTCACCAATTCTATTTTCAGAAATTGTTTCATATTTATTCCACATTTTCCAACCTTCAACATTTTGAAAACAAATATCATTTATTAGTCTGATAGCTTCTATTATAGAAATAGAGTTTTCTATTCCACCGCCAGCATTATAAACTTCACCTGACTTTGGATTTTGATGAAAATACCAAAACATATTTACCAAGTCATAAGAATGTATATTGTCCCTCACTTGTTTTCCCTTATATCCATATATTTTATATTCCTTATCGTTAACAACGCACTTAATCAAGTAGGACAAAAATCCGTGTAACTCAGTTCCCGCATGATTGGGACCTGTCAAACATCCACCTCTAAAACATACGGTATTCATTCCAAAATATTTTCCATACTCTTGTACTAACAAATCGGCAGACAACTTCGAAACTCCAAAAAGTGAATGAAGACATGTATCTACAGACATTTTTTCATCAATAGAGTTTTTATAATTAGAATCATTGAGAACAAATCTAAATTCAGTTTCTTTTATTTTTAGTTTATTTGGATTGTCCCCATAAACTTTATTTGTTGAAGTAAAAATAAAAGAAGATTTTGGACAATAAATTCGTGTGAGTTCTAATAAATTTAGAGTACCTAAAGCATTAACTTCAAAATCTGTTAGAGGTTCTTTCGCGGCCCAATCATGAGATGGTTGAGCCGCTGTATGGATTATAATTTCTATTTGTGAATTAAATTTTTCGAAAATTGATTGTAAATCTGAATAGTTTCTTATATCCAACTCGTAAAATTGAAATAAACTATCGTATGTTTTCTGTAACATACGAGTGGTTAACTCAGTTGATGCATCTTTACCGAAAAAATAGGATCTCATATGATTGTCTACCCCAATCACAACATAGCCTTTGTTGATAAAAAATTTTGTTGCTTCAGAACCTATAAGACCAGAAGAACCAGTAACAAGTGCAATTTTCATTTAGGATTTTTTTTGAAAAAATAATCAATTCCAACATTACTATGAAAATAATATCCTTTAGTTACTAAAAATTCCTCAAACTTGGATTCAAAAAAATTATTTTCAACACAAATTAAGTCTATATTATAATTCTCGAAATCAATTTTTTGTAAAATTTGTAATTCAGAACCTTCAGTATCGATTGACATAAAATCAATATTTTTGTTTTGGACAATTGATTCAAATTTCAAAGCTTCGATTTCAATTAGGTCTGAAGTACCACCATCTCTTCGTAATTCGTGTTGAATTCTTTGATAATGTTTTGGGTCATATGATTCATAGATACCGCTCAACATCTCTGTTGGTCCTGTGAGAACTAAAAATTTAACTTTGGTATTTTCGTTCCATACCGCACAATTTACACTTTTACATTTACGATTTTGAATCAATCTTTGAAATACTTTTGGGTGAGGCTCGATACAAATTCCTTCCCACCCCAAACTTTCTAACATTTTGGTATTATTGATTGAAATTCCATCGTGTGCTCCTACATCGACGAAAAAACCTTTAGTTTTATGTCCGAAAATATCAAGTAACTTTTTTTCAACTTGTTCTAAATGTGTCATTTCTGTTTAATTTACAATTTTATTCAAAATTTCATTTACTCTGTCTGAATAAAAAGCATAGTTAGAATTAGTAATTTCATAATTTTCCTTAACAGCATCCAACCTTTTGTAATAATCATCAGGTGTCAAGTTATCGAGTATATGTTCTAATTCTTCTTTTGTTTCGAAAAAAATAATACCATCTTTGTTAAAATACTCGGATATATTTGGACAACCCCAATAAATCGGGATGGTATATGACATGAAACAATCAACTACTTTTTCACTAATGTAGTTGATATTTTTTGTATTCTCGATGGCTATGTGGAACATTGCGTGTTCGAATAACTCGTATTTTTTTTCCATTTCTATTGATGGTGGAAAAAAAACTTCTAAGCTCCTAGGTTTTCGGATTAATTCCGCAGTGTTGTGTCTTAGATTATGGCCTAGAAGATAATTTTTGTTGCTCATAACGTGACTCAACAGAAATCTTTTATTTGTGTCGAAAATATTATAGTATTCGTTTCTGTGATTTGCTCTTGTTTTATCCTCTCGGGTTAAAATCCAACAAGACGCATACAAAAACAATTCTGAATTTTCACAACTAGATAAAACCTCAGGGTAAGAGGTTAATATTTTGTCGAATTGTTTGTGATAATAAATTACTTCAGCAGTTATATTATTAATTTCTTTAGGTTCCATACCCTGTATCAAAATCAATAAATCGTAAAATTTTCTGTCATTAGGTAAAATATAAAAAAAGTACTGTGGATTAGGGTCGATAATTAATTTTATTTTTTTATCTGTATCACAGAAAAAAAAGTCGCCTGGACAACCGTGTGGGGAGTAAACTGGTAACATAATTCAAATTTTAAGGTTTTTCCATGTAGATAATGGTGGATGCCAAAAAGGTAAATAATAAACATGATTTTTGTTCAATAAAGCGGCAGTATAACTGAAAGAACCTTTTGACATGATGAAGTGGTTAGAAAAAACTAAATCTGAAAACGTATCTTCTATAGGTTCATTTAAATGGAACTCGATAAGTTGGTAATTAAACTTGGAGAAATTATCAATGTTCCCTTGAGAGTATATTTTGATTTTTTCTATATCTTTATATTCCTTGAGTACTAAATCGATACTTTTCAAGTAATAATCATCAGATTCGTATCCATAATCACCGATGTCGAATTGGTTAGCCCTTCTGATGTGTACGGACATTATGTTTTCATCCGATTTAGTTTTATTATTGTAAAATAGTTCTGAGATTTTTTTAAATGAATCACTGTTCAAGAGTAAATCCAATCTTTGTTCTACTTCCCAATAAATTTTTTGTAATGGAACATTTATTAGTTTTTTGGGGTTTATTTCCCTAACAGATTTATAATTATTTTTTATGTTTATAAATTTTTCTTTTTTTTCTAAGAATAATTCATCATTATCATAGTTGTGTGCGATAGAAGTAAATGGTGTATAAACAAATTCTAAATTATAAAGTCCTGCGTAAAGTATTGTGAATATAACAGTTTGATACTGAGCCCCAAAACCATCATCTCTTAACGCGTTAGTAATATACATGTATTATTCTGGTAATATGATATGTTTAATTGAATTTTTTAAATTTAAAAAATTTCTGTTAAAAAATGTAGCCATTATACCCCATTTAATGCACTCGAACCCCTGACTCTCCAAGTATTTTTTAATATTTTGAGGCTTTTCATCATTAGAATATTGATTATAAGTTGAGGTTTCGACATCTATGTAAATTACTTTATCCTTGAGATAGTGTTCAGCACCGATCAAAATATTGAAATCTGATGATTGAGCATCTACTTTGAGATGCTCTATGTAATCAAATCTATGCCAAGGAAAATAATCAAAAAAAGATTTTAAAGTAATTACAGGGATTTTAGTTATTTTTTTTATACCAAAATAATTTGGTTTAAACAAACTAGAAGTTCCTGAATCACCATCTGTACAATAAAAATCTTCTTGGTCCGAAATGTAATTGGAAAGTGCACAATTCAAGTAAAAAAATGATTGTCCAATTCTGTTCGGGTCCAAATGATACTCCCAAACTTTATCCCCCCTATGTAAATGTTCTATATTGAAAATGTTCGGTTCAAATCCAAATACACAGACATCATTATCTTCGTTAATCCAAACTTCAGAATTTGGAGCATTTATCGAAAGACCTACATCTATTTTAATTTTTTTTGTCCATTCAGGTACATAAATTAAACCGTCTTGTATTAATGGACTGAGAATATCCAATACTTTTTTTTCTATATGAGTATGTTCCATGGGTCTATAATTATTTTTGATTTAAATAGTTCACTATACTTTTGAAATAAATTAACATTTGTATGAGCTAACACAACAACATCAGACCTATCCAAGAATATCTCAAATTCATTTGATTTGAAATCCGTTTCAACTAAATCATCACAACCTAACACTTTATAATTATTATTTTTGAGATGTTCATATAAAATATATGAAGCGGATTCTGTAGTCACTGCTGTATTTGGTTTGAAAGAAAGTCCAAAAATTCCGATGACTTTATCAGAAAATTTACTCACATTTTCTATCAATTTTTTATTTTGGTTTTCATTTATTTTTTGAGTAGCAATAATATGTTCGGCTCTTAATCCTAATTTTTCTGACAAATTTATGAATGCCCAGGTATCTCTAGGAAAACACGTCCCGCCAAATGACAATCCACTTCTAAAGTAATATGGCGAAATACGCTTATCAAAACCCAAAGCTTTAGTGATATTTTTGGTGTTACAATTCAATTTTTCGGAGATGTTTCCTAAAAAATTGGCAAAACTAATTTTCATTGTAATATAGGCATTGAGACTTACTTTGCAAATTTCAGATTCAATCAGAGACATTTTTACTATTGGGGCATTGTTTTTTAAAATTTTTCGATAAATAGATTCCCCTATGTCTCCGTATTTTTCATCTGATTGTCCCATAATCAATACATCAGGATTTTCAAAATCATAGATTACGTTCCCTAGAGCAACAAGATCTGGTATGTATAATAGTCCAAATCCATGATTGAGTTTTCTAAATGAATTATGTTCAATAATCCTGACTATTTCTTTATGAGTTTCAGGCATAACAGTAGAACTTATTATAAACAAAAAATCATCACTTTGACAATTTTGAAGAGATTTTGCAATTGTTTCTACGGATTGATATACATAGTCGTTAGAGAATGTGCCGTCGGAATTGGAGGGGGTATTAACTAAAATTATTGCAACATCTGTTTCAGAAACTAAACGAGAGGTATTAGTTTCTACCGTTATATTACTGATATATCTGTTATAATATTCTTCTAAATTAGGTTCATAAAACGGGACTTTATTTTGTTTTAACAGATTAATTTTATTTTCATCAATATCAAAACCAATAATTTTTTGTCCGTTTTTTGCAAAGGTTACAAGTAATGGTAAACCCAATTTACCAAGACCAACTATACTAATTTTTTCAGTTCTCATAATTTATCATTTATCTCCTTCAATGCTTTATAAACAGATTCGTTGTCTTCTTCAGTACCACAAGCTATTCTTAAAAAAGAATCATCCAAATCTAGTTTATCATTTAAAATTCTAGTATAAATTTTTTTTTCAAATAATAAATAAGAAAATACTTTATTGACATTTTCAAAACAATCAAGAATAAAAAAGTTAGCATAAGATTTATAAACTTTAAATTTCTCAAGTTTTAATAATTTTGTATAAAACTTTTCTCTATTGTCCAAATATTTTTCTCTTGCTTTCTGATAATTTTGTTTGAAAACAGAGTCATTCATCAATTCTAGGAATATTTGAGCAAGCCCATTTATGTTCCAACACAAACCATATTTCGAAAAAATTTTATTACTTATTTTAGGGTCACAAACTGAATATCCTAACCTTAAACCCGCAATTCCAAAATCCTTTGATAAGCTTCGGATGACAATTAAATTTTTATTAGAATAAACTTCAGTCTCTACACTATGAGATTTATCAAAAAAATCTATAAAACTTTCATCAACTACAATCGAAACTTTTTTTAATTCTTTAATAATATATTTGATGTCTTTTTTTTTCATAATTGTTCCAGTAGGATTATTTGGATTAACTATAATCAGGACTTCAACATGATTATTAATACAAAAATCTACTAAACTTTTTTTATCTACTTGAAAATTACTTTCTTTGTGAGTCTTGAAAAAAACTATGTTTTCAATATCGTATTCATAATAAGTTGAAAAAGTGGGTGTTATAATACATTTTTTTTTACCCTCAAATTCTCTCATTATAAGTTCAATAAGTTGGATTGCCCCATTACCAATTAACAAATATTCTGGATTTATATCAATATTTTTTGATAATAAATTCGATAAAATTTTGTTTTGGGGCGGATAATACTTGATGTAGTCGGTTAAATCTATTTTTTTAAAATTATCCATAAAGAGTTCAAACGCATATGGATTACACAGAAAACATGCATCAACTGAAACATCTATTTTTAAATTTTTTTTTAACTCATATACAGACGGGGAGTGTAAACCAGAATCTGATTTGAGTTTTAAAAACTTTTCATAACTATTGTTCATATTAAAGAAACTGTTTTGAATTTATTTGAATTTTGATCTCTATCTAAATGATCTTTCTTATGGATAATGATATGTACATTACCTAACCTGTTTTTCATTTCTTCTATCAATTTATTTTCCAAATCCTCAGTATAATTATAATTTGGAACTATGTAAAAATCTACATCTTTGGTTTCCCTTTTTTGAATTATTTGAAATAAGTCAACACAATCATATTTTGACATAAAGGAATAAAAATTGACGGCAGGAACAAGTGAGTCTTTTTCAGTAATTAACATATCTCCATTTCGACCTACTATAGTTTTGATTGTTTTTGGAAACGCCCCATCCAAAATCGGGTTTTCTACTTTTTCAATTTTGTCGTTAGTTCGGTATCTAATTAAAGGCATAACTTTGTTATAAAAACTAGAACCTATTATTATATTATTTTCGTCATATTCTGTGAATGAATATATTAAATTTTCCTTGTAATTGTCATCCTGATTATCTTGGTGAGAGAATGCAACTTTTTCTACTTGACCATAGTGCATTCTCAATTTTATTCCAAATGTGTCATATATTAGTTCTTGCCATTGTGGTAAACACATTTCAGACGCACCATGAATATACTTTAAATGAGGCACTTTCAAACTATATTTTCGACACAACAAAGCGAAATAATAAATGGTGGATGGGTATGAAACTAATATTTTCGACTTTTCTTTATTAAAATAATCAACATATGAAAAAATAGTTTTGTCATTTAAATGAAATGCTGACATATAACTACGATTCAGTTCATAATCTTTAAAAAAAATTGGGTCACCTTCATTTGGTGAATATCTTCTTATCCATATCGAATGATCCTGGTATAGTTTTGCTTGATGATCTAAATAGGCGTTTTCAATAATCGCACATTCTATTTTGAACAATTCATCTGAACCTAATACAACTAATCTTTTACCTGTGGTTCCCGAAGTACTCATTTTATATTTTTTACCTTTATAATCTAAAGAAATTAAATCTTGATAATTTTGGATTATCAAATCTTTTGTAAGTTCAGGTAAATTTTTTAAATCATCAAAATCTTTAATGTTTGGGTTGAACCCATACTGTTGAAACATTTTTTGGTAATATGGAACGGATAGATTACAATATTGCAACATAGTCCTCAACACATTTAGTTGATATATTTTAGTCTCGTCATATGACCACGTTTTTGATTTTTTGATTAAGGACCAAAAATCGTTATAAACTCTACCATACCGATGTTTAAATGGTATTACTTTGTAAACTATTCGTTTAACCAAATCTGGTTGTTTGTCGATTAAAAATTTTAAAGTACTAGCCATTTTTCTTTCTAAAAAAATAATTTTCGGTATCTAATATTAAAAAATTTTCGTAGTTGAGTTCGTTCATTAAATCGAAAATATTTTTTGATGTATAGCCCCTTGTCTCAAGAGCATGATTAACTTCCACACAAATGACGATATTGTTTTTCAACAACAGATCAAACCCACCCAAAAGAATTTCATAATCATAACCATCGGCATCTATTTTAATAAAATTTGGTATAATTTTGTTTACACTTGAATACACATCCAAAGTTGTAAAATTGAAAACATCTTCGATTGGGGTTTCCTCCCAAATTTTGTATATTTTTTCAATTAAAGACCCATGTTTATTACCAAATCCTAATTTTTCTGTTTTTACAGAAGTTATATTGTTTTTTTGTAGATTTGGTATTAAATATTTTTCATAGGTGTCTGTAGGTTCAAAAGAATAAACATACAAGGATTTTTGACTGAATAAAATACTATAGAGACCCACATGAGATCCAATATCAAAAATTATGTCATTTTTTTTTAAATTTTTAAGAAACCAATCTCTTGTTTGAGGTTCTACGTGTTTACCATTATCTGAATAGTAATATTCAAAAATAGGATAAAAATCCAAATGAAAAACCTTATTTTCAATTTGAAGTTGAATCATCTTCTGTTTGTTTTGGATAAATGAAAATAACACCTGAGTTCACACAATCAATTTCTTTGTTGTAATGAAATTCGTACGAACCATATATTTTTTTTAGTTTAGGTTCTATAAAATCTATACAAAGTTTTTGATCACCATATTGGTCATAACCAAATTTAGCGTTTCCGAACTCATCTGGTACAAAAAAATCGTGAATTATTATTACAGGTTTGATTCCTTTTTTCGAAATAGCATCTAACTCTTCCAAAAGCGGTAAAGGTTCTGGACTCCAATGAGAATCTATAAAAAACAAATAGTTTTCATTTTTTTTGATTTTCATAGAATTCAAGAAATCAATACTATTCGAATTGTGTAGTTTTAAATTTTCATTGACGAGATTTTTTTTTGCGTGAATATAAAATTCTGAATTAACTTCGACTGATTCTACTGGTAGACCAAAAGTACAAATAATTTTTGTTGACCATCCCAAATAAGTCCCCGTCTCTATAATTTTATTTATATTAAACCTTTGTATTATGTTAGAAAATTCTTCATATAATTTTTTGTCTTCCAAAGCCCCTTTTTCCATTGTTTATAATAAATTTAAATATATTTCATCCCAATTTTGATATGGTGAAATACAATATTCACTCTCATTGTAATTTTGGAGTTGTTTATGGTCTAATTCTACAACATCATCATGGAGTATCATTCGTCCTTCTTTACTTACAGCAATTTCTGGTTTTCTAACAAAATCATAATGGTAGATAAGGTATTTTTGAGCCCAATTGAATACACCTTTGTATTTTTTTTTCAGAACTAAAAACATAAAATTATCACATGTAGGCGCGCTCCCAACAGGAATTGTAAAAGGAAAATCATCTTCTGTTATTTTGATAGGTGTTTTAAAACACCAAGCATCAGCGAATTCACCTCGATTCCATGCTTTTTCATCTCTGAATTGTATAACATCATTAATGTATTCCGTCCTTGATAAAGCTAAACAAACTTTATTATCAACACGGTCAAAAAAATCTTGTTTAATTGTAACCCATTCGGGAATCGTAGGAATAAAAATATCTAAATTCATAACTAGAACCACCTTATCTTCAGGTACCAATTTTTTTGTATATTTAATGAAATTATTAAATGTAAATCTATTGGAGTTTTCAAGTACTACTGATATTTTAGAAGAATTATCTAACTTACATTTTATAAAATCCTCAAAGTAATATAAATTATCATTATAGACTATCTCATTACAAACTAAAAATATTTTCTCAACTGTTGGGTTAGTGATATTTTTTTTAATACAAAACAAATATTCTTCCAATCTTGATGGATTTTTTTCAACAAAAATTTCACAAAAAATTATAATTTTGTTATTATCAATTACTTTGTATTTGTGATCATCTTTTTTTTTGAAGAAAATTTCGGAGTTAACACCTTTATCGTCTACAAATAAATCGCCATTGAATTTTACACCAGTTCTCAATTCATGAAATTTCAGACCAAATGCAACTAGTTGATTATAGGTCACCTCATACCAATTTTTTTTGGAAACACAACCCCTTGCCGTTTCTATTATAATATAATTACCACTTTCAAAAAGTTTATTAACGATTTCGATACGTTCTAGGATCGGTCGAGAATTTAAATAATCCCAATTCCCTTCTTCGTTTTTTTCAGTTAAACAAAGTGTGTTATCTAAATCAAAGACATATTTCATTTTATTCATTTTTGTACCTTATCCAATTTTCATATCTATAAACCTCTTCACTATTGTTCTGTAATGACCAACCCCACCACTTATCTGGCATAAAAATTTTCTTTTCTTTATTCAAAGGATTAATCCATGCGGCCCACCAGGAAAAAGTACTAACACCCATTATATTCGTATCACAAACCGACATCAAAGAAAAATCTTTAAGATGGGACAGGTTTGAGTTTCTGTTGTCGACAAAAATAACATTCTGGGCGTCAAATTGACTTTTACACCAATCAATATCGTCAGAAAAAATTAAAATCATATCATCAACATTTGTATTTTCTTTTAGAATTAATTTATAGTATGTATCAATTGATAAACCGGCATTGAATGCGTGATTATCCATTGTTAAATCCCCTCTTCTTATATGGACTGAAATTATTTTATCATAATTTTTTTTTAGTGTCTCCAAAAAATTACTTGCATAATCGAAATACTCATCATTTAATTTTAATTCGTTTTGAAGTTCGACTTTAAATACGTCAACATATTCTTTTGCTTGAAAATATCCATGCAAACAAGTCCCATCTGACAACTCCCAAAACTCAGGATAATATTTTATTTCAGGTGCTTCATAGTGATAAGTTTTGATTTTACTTCTGATTAAATCTGATGGTTTTTTTTCACCAAACTTTAGATTAAACAATTTAAAAAGATCGTTGTTGTAAATATCCACTTTACCTATTGTTGGATTATATCTTCCGTGTTGACAGGTTTCTGTTTCTGAAGGAATCCAAAGTTCAGTATTTAATTTTTTTGCAAGACTGAAAGCTGCGGCATATTGGAAAATTTGATTCCCCAATCGTCCATATTTCCCAATCGTCATATTAGTAATCATATATCAATTGATGTCAATTTTGGTTTATTTCTTATTTCATCAGCAGATTTCCATTGTACATCGATTCCTCCTGCAGCACTTTGGGTTTTATGGTCGTTATAAGGTGATGTTTCATTATAAACATATAACACTTTATTTATAAATTTGTAGTGTTTCTTACCACAAAGTTCTAATAATGGAAAACAATAAGCCACATCCGCCGCTGATTTATAATAATTACCATTATTATCCAAAAAATTTTCTTTTGGAATGTTTTTCCATAAAAAAGATTTCCAAGTCCGTAAATGAGAAAATCTAAAAACATCAGTCCTGATTGTATCAGGACTACATTCTTGCGAAAACCCCATAGTACCATCACTAAACATAAAAGAACCATTGGTTAACCAAGTGTTACCATCTGAATAAATTTTATTTATTAAACTTAAAACATCATCACCTAACAAAAAATCGTCAGCGTCGACTTCTACTACGATATCCTCATCATCAAAATTAGAAATTAATTCATCTAAATTTCTTAGTTTAAATTTTTTTTCAGTATTTTCTATTAGTTTAAACCGGTCGTCGTTATGTATTAATTCTTTTAATAATTCTGAGCCGTTATCTTCTGACATATCGTCAATTAAAAAAACTTGAAAATCTTTATAATTTTGAATTTTTAAACTATCAATATAAGTTTTCAAATAATTTTTTGCATTCCAAAAACAAGAAACAACTTTAATCATACTATATTTGGTAATTAATTAATTTATAATATTTATCCTCAATTAATTCAACAACAACATTACTGTCAAACTTATTTAATTCCTCATTCGATGGTGGAATAATTAAATTTTTATCTAGAATATTACCTGAAGAATCTACTTTATAAATCCAAGCGGGTTTTCCACAAAACCAACTTTCAATGGTAGTACGACCTAATAAAATTCCCGCAGTCTCACTAGCTCTTTTAATGAAGTCTTCAGTTTTCCATGTCGAGTTAAAATATTTAACATGTGTATTTTTCAATATATCCTGTAAATAGTTTGATTTATTATCACCGACTAGCCATAATTCTTTACCATTTTCTTTGGTGTAAGAAATTAAATCTTTAATTGTATTTTCTCTTAAATAATCAATACTACCGACAAACAAGACTGCGTTTTCTACATTTGTGTTTTTATTTGAGAACCGATTCTTATCTACAGGATTATAAATAACCGAAGTTTTATCTTTAGGTATTTCGTAAACATCAATTATGTGTTGTTGAATTTCAGGTCGTATACAAATGTACTCTCTAATCGTATCATTGATAACTGGTTTTTCTAAACTTATTACTTCTGAATGTATTGTAGAAATTTTTGGTATATTGGGATAAAGTTGACAAATAAAATTTGTTGTAGGTTCATGTTGAACATGAATAATGTCGAAGTTTACTTCAGAAACTTTGTACATTGTATTTGGAGTCGAAACGACCATACCTTGTGGAGTATTTAAACTCCATTTACCATCACCTAACTTGAATCCTGGAGGTTCTTGCAATGAATATGTTTTAATACCAAGTCTCTTGGCCATATCCTCAAGAGGTTTTCCAACATCCGAAAGCACGGTAACATCATGACCTAACCCAACCAATGTTCGTGCTAACTCATAGACATAAACTTCAGATCCTGTAAATGTTTTAAAAAAAAGACAAGAAAGGAGAATCTTAAGTTTTTCGGTCTTTTTTTTGGGTACGATTTTGGGTAATTCATTAGAATATCTTTCACTAAATTGTATTCTATTTCTTTCCCATTTTTCATTGGTCATACCAATCGATTTATGAGTTACTCTGATATCGAACATAACTCCAATTTGTACTCCTTCCAAAAAATTTTGGAATGAAAAATTTACATCATAAAAATGAAAACCTTCTACAGTTTCATCAAATCTTTTTTTAATCCTAGACTTACTCAAACAAATAAATAATCCATCGACGACAACTACGTCTTTTAATTTATCACCTAGACTTGAACTGTACTTTGATTCCCACTTTTTACCTTCACTTTCATGGTTGACTATTCCATACATTTTACTCCTATCTTCCCACCACATTCCACTTTTTGGCATATGACTAGTACCTGCTAGACCTATTATACCATGTGGATTTTTTTCGAAATGTCTGACTAATTTTTTGACCCAATTTTTAGTGTCGAAATAAATGTCATCGTGACACAATACTACAATATCGTTTGTAGATTCTTCGAGTATTTCATTATAGACTTCTGTTAATGAACGTCCATCGGGATTTACTTTTTCAATAATCTCGATTTTAGGATGTCCACTTGATTTACGAAGTAATTCTTTGAAATCCTCGGAAGATTTTCTTGTACTATATCCTACTGTTATCATAATTAAATTCCTGTTGAACCGAAACCATTTTCGCCCCTATCTTTAGTCTCCAAACTTGTTTTTTGTTCTAACTTAACTACTGATCCTGAATAAATCGGACACAAACAACATTGTGCAATTTTTTGACCTTTTTTAATTAATATTTCTTCAGAACTTGTATTGTACAAGATAACTTTAACTTCACCAATATAACCCGAGTCAATAGTTCCAGGGCTGTTTAAGACAATTAATCCTTGGTTAATTGCTAATCCACTTTTAGTTCGTACTTGAAGTTCCGTGTAATCTGGAATATCAAAATTAAGACCTGTCGGAACTAATCCTCTTTGGTTTGGTTTTAATTTTGTTTCAATGACTGAGTATAAGTCAAAACAAGAATCGCCTGAATAATTATAAAACGGGTCGATTGCATCTTCATGTGTTTTAGTGTAAGAAAGATTCAGAACTGGTTTTGTAGTAATTTCGTTTTCAGGCGGAGTATTAAAAAGAAGATTATTTTCATCAGATACTAGATTAGTTAAAAACTTTTCAATATCCACACCTAATTTTTCGGAAAGACCACCCCAGTCATCATTATCTGTACTACTCGACATTTCAGAAGAAATAGCCTTAAGTTGTTTATGAAGCTCTTTCAGGGACTGATCAATTTCTAAATCTAAATTATCCTCTGATGGTTTTGAATTATCTAAATCTTGCATCATTTTAATTCTTTAAGTTTCTTTATTAAATCTACTAAAACCAATACATCACGTTCACAATACTCAACAATCAAATTCAATTGATTGTATTCCCAATATGCTTCATGTACTCGATTTCCAGTGATCTCACCTTCCTTGGAGGAAGGTACCCCCATAGCAGCACACATCAATTCCAAAGAAGATAAACCAAAGGGATTGCCAAATTTCCAAACATCCATTGTGTCAATTGCTCTAATTTCCCAAGGTTTTGTTTCATAACTAGGTAAGAGTGTCGAGGGTTTTATTCCGTTAATTACCATTCTTTTAAGAAGGTGTGGTATATCAAAATTTTTTACATTATGTCCACACAACCAAAAATCAGATTTTTGAACTTTATTAAACAATTGATTTATTTCTAACAATACTTGTTTTTCATCATCACCTGAAATGGTCTGTTTGTGTACTTTACCATCAGGTGTGACAAATGCAAAACTTGCACAAACGATTTTCGAAAATTCTGGTACAAGTGCCGCTCTGTTGATAAAAACTTGTTCTTTAGGTAATTCTCTGTCTTCAGGAAATCTTTTTAAAAACCAGTCGAAATAGTTATGAAATTGTTTTAATAACATCTCATTATTCTTCTCTAGTTCTTCGTAGTTCCTGAATAAACCTACGGTTTCAATGTCAAAAAAAAGGATTTTATTTATTTGTTGTGTTATCATAGTATGGATTTGTAAAATTCTGCTCTATCTTTTGTAACTTTTTCTAAGCTATATTTTTCGTGTACTGTCTCATATAATCTTTCACCCAAGTCTTTTGCAAAATTTGGATTTTGGATAAGTTTTTTAGTAAATTTGAACCAATCACTATGATTTCTGTTTTCATCAACTAAAAGGGCGTTTCCGTTTGTAAATATACCATTGTCTAGGGCGTGAGTCAAATCTATAGTGTATGGCCCCAAATTCGACGCAATTAACGCTTTTTTATAAAAACCAGCCTCAATTACTTTCAATTGAGATTTCATCCTATTGAATATATGATTTTTAATTGGAGCTAACGATACGTCAAACTTTGTATAATTTTTTGCATACTGTTGAATAGGTCTTGTCCAAACCCTTTTATAAAATTCGTGAGAAAATTGTCTATCATCTTCTTCTTTGAATCTCATAAGAAAATTATGATATTCGGGTGAAATTAATTTGTAATTATCTGTAAAAACTTGCTCGTATTTGTACCACACAGTTTCATGGGGTTTGATATCCCTTTTTTTCTGTTCACCTGTTTGTTGATTAATTTCGGTAACACTACCTCTAATATCAAAACCACAAAGATATACTTCAGTAGTGTCTTTGAATTCGTGCATACGAGAGAAAATTGATTCAAGTATAGTAATATCATGTAAGTGTGATGATCCTCCCAACCATCCGAATCTTAATTTATCTGACGGTTCTGTAACAGCATTAAACTGTGTTTCTGTTTTACTAATTGCATTTGGAAATACGACCACATTTTTGTTGTGTTTCGACATTTCTTGAGCGAAAAGACTCGTTGTTGTCGTAACATAATCACTAACTTTAAGGTTTTCTATTATTTTTTCATGAATTTTATTTGACACGACTAAATCGTGAATGGGATGGTCTTTTGTTGGGAGCCAATAATCGTCCAAATCCATTATTGTTTTTATTCCCAATTGACCAACCATTTTAATAAGGTTGGCAGAAACATCGTAGTTTTGACCAATGGTTCGATGGAAATGTACTATTTGGTATTTTTTCCAAAAATTTATGTCATTGAGTTGAGGTTGATAATCAATGTCAATATGAAATTCATCACCGTACATATTTTGTAACATTATGTGCGGATCTAATGACCTAAATTTACCAACTCCTGTAGTATCTGAAGGTAATACTAAAATATTAATCTTTGATTTTTGCATAGTTATTTCTTAGACTAAAAAACTAAGAAAAACAATGAATAAAAAAAGTGTTTACTTAACCTTTTTAATTTTTGTTACAACACCTTCAAAAACATGGCTCCCAACCCTAAACGTTAACCCTTGTTTGGTTGAAGAACTTTCCTCGTATAAAAGTCCTTTTTCAGTCAGAACCTCTTCAATCGTTTCTTTCAACATAGATTTTAACGTACTATAATCAAAATTAGATTGAATTTTTTTTGGTTCACCTTTTATGTTACCAGCAGCATCGGTTTTCATTAACCTAGTTGCCGCTTCCACTACTTCATTCGATAATACAGGTTGTGTTTGTGGTTGTTCGATTGGGTGTTCCAACATCAGTCTTTTGATCTCATCTGGTAATTTAGAATTTTGAATTTTTTGTGACATGGGAACGTTCGAGTTTTGTTGTGGTACTTGTTTTTGTTCCTGTAAAAATTCTTGTGGAATGTTATAACTTGCGTTAATAGGTTCAAAACTTTGAACACTAGGTGACGAAATACTCATAGGTGAATTACCTCGTGGCATTTCGTTTTGTTTATCCATAATTTTTTTAGCGACTGCTAACTTCTGAAATAGATCTTGATTCATATTAAACTGTTTGTGTGTTAAACTTTGCATTAATAATAATCCTACTCATACTTTTGTCACCATTAAAATTGTAATTTGGTCTAGGTTGATTAAAATTTGTTCGCAAAGGTTTATACATCGTGATTTTATCGACTCTAAATAATCTCCATCCTGGTAAAGGTTGAGATCCTAAATATCCTGTATGTGAAGCACCTGTTTTGTCCCACGCTCTTAAAACTAAATTGTTTGCCTTAGAATAACCCAAACATAAAGGTTCAATTTCTCTTAAACCTCTACCACCAGGTTCATCTCCTGTGTAATAGATTGTACACACTTGTTTTTTTTCTATAGACTGTCTTATATCGTTAATAGACGCAGCCTCTAAAATTAGATGATATAGAGATTCAATAAGTTTCATTACTGTTCAACTCTGTATGGTTTGTTTGGTTGATATAAATTGAATTTAATGTTTAACTTACGTTCTAAAATGTCAACAGAGGTACCTGCTTGTTCGTTGTACACGTCCAAGTAAGATCCCGTACCTCTACCGATTTCATCACCATCCCCAACTGCCGCAGGGTTTGTTGATGAATATTCGTTTCCTTGTTGTTTAAAATCATTTTTTACAATGTTCTTTTTTCTCTCAACATCGGCAATTGTTGTAAGTCTATTTTCTGGTTGAGAAAAATCAAGTGGTTCTAGTGCCATAGTTTTTAAATTTTACTAAAAATTTCGTTTATTCTTTTAAGATTTTCTGTCACTTTCAAATCGTATTGTTGTATGTTTGTTTTTTTTGGTGTTGTTTTGGCTATGTTAAGGTTGATATCTGCAGTTGGTACTTGAATGAACTCGTTATCCATTCCTGTATCCCTTTTAATTTTTTCAGACCCCTGTATACTTTGTCTAGCATTTGATAAACAAGTGTTAACAAAATCTTTCATTTTGTTTTCGCCATTCAAAATAAAAGGAGCATCTACATTACGACCTTGAAAGGTATCAAAAAAATTTTTAATTCTTTTTAACTCAGGATATGATACTTGTTGAGTGTTTTGTAATCGTAAGTTTCGATTATACCCTTCCGTATTTTGATCTGCGTTTTTCACTTTAGTAAAACAAATTTTCATATGATTTCTCATATCTTCGGGAAAATTCCATTTTCTATCATACAATTGACTATTCATTATCTGAATTTTTTACCATTTTTATAATGTCAGACATTTCTAATCCTTCTTTTTTTGCCATACTAATTAATGATTTTAGGTTCTTTTTCAAGACTGCGGATACTTCAACTTCTTTATTTTTGATATCTCCACTAGAATGTCTTTTAGCTAGAATGTCTTCTACAACATCTTTCATTTTATTTTTTCTTTCCTTAACAATCATACGAATATCAGAACCTGGTAACTTCTTATTTCTATTTACTTTGATGACTTTACCAAACTCTTCAGCCCTTTCTTCAGGATTTTCAACTCCCATATCTTTTAAAGTAGCTATGGTTTTTTCGGGAGATAGGTCTTTTGTTTCTTCCCATCCAAATGCTTTGGACATATCTTCTTCTCTTTGAACACTTTCACCCCAATAAACTCGGTATCCTCTCATAACGGGATTTCCTGGTTGAGCCACTGCGTATACTGTTTGGTCCATAGTTTTCCTTGGAGACATTTTCGGATCATGTATTGGAATTTTCGAATTACTCAAACTACCATCAAAATCCACCAATTCATCTATTTCACCATTTTTACTAGGTTTAATCTTTGATAAAATCTTTTGAATTTGTTTCTTAGAAAATCTTTTTTTGGATTTTTGAATTTTTTCAAAAATGAACTTTAAATTTTTTTCTGAAGTATGTGGGAAAGACATAATTTCCTCGTCACGTCTAGATTCGGATAAATTTTTCCCGTTCGAATAATAAACATCGATAGTGTCGATGTTTTTCTTCATAAAGAAATACATATTGTTAAAAAAATATTCCTCTCCGTATTGAATCATAATTTTTTTTAATATAAATACTTTCTAATTGTATTTATTCATATGGCTTATCAAAACATTAACCAATATGTCAAATCAAAGTTGTATTTACAACCTGTATTACAAATTTCGGATATCTCTTTAGCCAATGATGAACGACAATACAATGAAGAAGTTGTTTTTTCGCCATTAATTATTGGTGCTAATGATGGTGATGTATTACCTGTAAAAATTGATTTAAATTTTTCAGGATCATCTCAGAAAATAGATTTACCATTTGGTGAGTATAAAAGGGAAAACGTAATAGTTTCTGAAAACTATTATAATCCTTATGATTATATTTTGGATTGTTTTTCAGGAAAAAGTATTTGTGATATAGGTTTGACAGGTACTGACAATGGATTAGTTACAGGAATGACAGGTCAAAGTATCTCATATACTGAAGGGTTATTGGACGATAGTGAAAAGTTCGATCGATTAAAATTTGATAGAAGATTAAAATTATTTCAAGTAACTGGATATACGAACCATCCAAATCATAGATTTTCGGGAATTACCGCAGAAACTGCCTATGAAATGGTATCGTATACAGCTAATACAGTTGGAGTTTACAATGAACTTTACGGAGGATTTTATCAAGGTTTTTATGAACTTTTCGGGTATAATTATAAAATACTACCTGAAAGATATACCAAAGGTTGGACAGTTGAAATGACACTGAAACCAAGGATATACAATCAGTATTCAACGCCATCAGGTAAAACAACTCTAAACCAATATTACCCAAACAATTCGGGTATTTTTTTCTACTTAGGTACTCGTGCCGAAAACAAATATTGGCATTTTGCACAAGGAAAAAATCCCACAGATCCTGATTATGATCGGGTAACTAAAAGATTAAAAGATTTAACAACTTGTGATTGTACAACACTAAATCCAGGATACTCAACTAACTCCACATCTCATTTTGACTTGAGTGTTTCAGGTGCGACAATTCAAGTTGGCCAGGATTTGTTATGGACTTCAGGGGATACTTGTGTTGTATATCATAACGAACTTGCTTTTTTAACAGGTAATGTTATTGGGTATTCAGCTGAAACAAGTTCTTTGCAATTTGTTACAACCTATCGTGTTGGAAAAGGAGATTTTCAATATTGGATTGTTGATAAATTAAATTTTTTAGAATACAATAATTCCGATTGTTATTTTGTGTATCCACCTACTGGGGTTACAGATTATCACTACACGGAAAGTCCTTGTTGTCCTGATGAACCACAAGTCCCTGTAGCAGAACAAGATGCAGCCTATAACGGGATGTCCAACG